CAGTAAATATTGCTTCAATTGCCGACAATGGAACAGGTGATTACACTGCGAGTTTCACCAACTCAATGAGTGATGCAGATTATGCACCCAATGGTTCGGGTCAAAATAGTTCCAACACAGCTATAGGATTAACTTTCAATCCCCGCACTCTTGCCGCAAGTAATTTTGCAATGGACTTCAGAAATGAGAGTGCTGGTGCAAGGGATGGTGCAATAACAACCATCACGACAAACGGAGACCTAGCATGAGTGAGATACTTGTAAACAAACTCACAGGCAAGACCACCGCCAACGACATCACTGTGACTGTTGGTGCTACTGCTACTGCTAAGTTAGAACAGGGGTTGGCGAAGGTTTGGGGTTCATACAATTTGAAAGATAATACAGCGTATGACGCATTTAACGTGAGTTCAAATCAAGACCTTGCAACAGGGCGGTCACAATTTAATTTTACAAACTCTCTGAGTGCAATTGATTACAGCGTTCACGCAACCTCACGTTGGGAAATAAACACTACTTCCCAAAGTCAGTCGCAGTTTTGTTCAGCAACAATGTTGGCAACAGGTTCTGTGCAAACCACTACTGAAGATAATGCTGCCGCTGGAACTGCCGAAGATGCAAGATATATAACAATAAGTGTTAGAGGAGGTCTCGCATAATGGCTGGAAAAATTATAGCAGACCAGATTGAACACAGCACCGCAGGTTCTCTGGATACAAGTTATGTGGTGAATGGTAGTGCGAAGTATTGGGTAAACTATTCGCAACTTACAGTTACAGCAGTCCACGACAGTTTCAATCATTCTAGTTTTACAGACAACGGTACTGGAAACGCAACTGTCGGTTTTACTAATAGTTTTTCTAACACGGATTACTCTGGTTCTGGAATGTCTGTTCAAGAAGCAAATGTATGCTGGGGGCATTATTCTGCATATTACTTAACTGGTTCAAACAGGATTTTGACGCAAGACAACAATGCAAACGGATTAGATGAAGATAGGATTGGGGTGCATATTATGGGAGACCTTGCCTGATGACCCAGACACCACAGTTCAAAGGCACACACCTATTTGACCGCCTATGCTGGGCAAAGGAAAACCTAGACGGTGTGCAGTCAGACTATCGTGTAGTGTATGAAGACAGTGTAGACGAGTGCGCCAAGATACTTGTGCCTGACCCAAATTGGATGGCGTGTGCCTTGCAGGGCGGTATCTTACCACCTGTGTGGGTATACCATGAGTTGGCAAAAGATGAGGCAATGCCCGATTTCAAGAAGCACACTCGTGGGTTCTTGTTACATGAGACAGAGCCTATGCCAGCAATGACAGAAGAAGAAGCTATCGAATACCTAATTATGAAAGATTGTCCACAGTCTGTATGGCAGACATGGGATGAAGGCAATAAACCTAAGATGGTTATCTGCCGCAAGGAACAGTTACCAAGCACACGTGAGTGGCGCAATGCTTGGAAGATAACTGAAGAACTCAGCGTCACTGATTTAGCAGCATGAGGAGAAAACAATGGCTGTAACAACATACATCGTAGATAAGGACGGTAATCAGATTGATGCTTCAACTGCAACTGTCCCTGCTGACCGTCACTTCCGTGGTGCATGGTCATTGAATGGCTCAGTCATTACAGAAGACATGACAGCAGCCAAAGCAATCTTCAAGGACAAAATCCGTGAGGTTCGCGCACCACTGCTTGATGCAGAGGATGTAGTATACATGAAAGCACTAGAAGCTGATGACGCAGATGCAAAAGCAGCATCAGTAACTAAGAAAGCTGCCCTGCGTGATGCACCAGCCGCTTCTGCAATCGGTAACGCAGACACAATTGCTAACCTCAAGGCAGCTTGGGATACATCTGTGCTAGGCGACAGCCCTTACGCATAAGGAGATAGACTGTGGCACTGACTAAAATTAGAGATGCTGGATTGCCAGCGGGTAGCGTGTTGCAGGTTGCAGTTGGAACGATATCTTCTTCAGCGACTACAACTTCTTCAAGTCTTGTAGACACAGGTTTGACTGCATCAATCACACCTACGTCCTCATCTAATAAAATTTTGGTTCTTGCAACAATTACAGGCGCAGGAGTGGCGAATGGCAGCGGTGTGCGAATGAAGTTATTTAGAGGTTCGACTGATTTAGGTTTTATCTCAAGCACAGGAACATACAGTGGTAGTGCTAATGCAGTCCATTTAGAACACGGTTGGAGTGTTAGTGTGCTTGACACGCCTTCAACAACATCAAGTACGACTTACAAGGTTCAACACTCTATCGCAACTAATGGTACTGTCTACATTTCAGGCGGTAATTCTATTTCAAGTATTACCCTAATGGAGATTGCTGTATGAACATAGGACAAGCCCTAACATCATTAGGCATCACCGAATGGGTGTTGCGTGGTGAGCCAACTACGGAAGCTGAGTTTAATCAGATGTTCCGCAAAGTAACTGGTGCTGATGCTAATGGTAGTGCTATTGAATCCTCTACACCTAGTGACTTCGGTGTAACTTGGTCACAGGTATCAGCCAAGAAAACAGAACTTATTACTGCAGAGCCTATGCGCTTGCTTCGTGAGGAACGTGACCGATTGATTGCAGCAACAGATTGGTGGGCATCATCAGACCTAACCATGACATCTGCTCAGACAACATACCGTCAAGCATTGCGTGACATAACTAAATCTGCCACATCACTAGACGATGTAACTTGGCCTACGAAACCATAAGGAAGAACGATGCCATACATAGGTAAATCACCATCAGTAGGATTCCGCAATCGCTTTGTATATCAGGCGACAGCAGGACAGACTAGCTTTAGTGGCAGTGACGTAGACAGTAAGGTGTTATCCTATCAGGATAGCCTGTACATGGACGTGTATCAGAATGGTGTCCTACTCAAACCCGGCACAGACTATACAGCTACGACAGGTACAACAATGGTACTGGTCACAGGGGCATCCCTCAATGACGTAGTTGAGATGGTTATCTATGACACATTCTCTGTAGCAAACAGCTACACTAAGGCAGAGGCTGACACACGCTACCCATTCTTAGGCAATGACAGCATCATCCGTACCAATGGGCAGACCATTACTGCTGACATCACAATCAGTGCGACAACTAACGGTGTATCGGCGGGGCCTATTACACAGGACAATGCCACTGTCACTGTTAACGGATATTGGAGTATCGTATGACCAGTCAGTTAAATGTAGACACCATTGTAGATAAGGCTGGCTCTGGCGGTTCTAATGTTAAGATGGCTAATACATCTACCTATGTATCAGATGGTGGCAATGTTACGCAGAATACTGCTCAAAGTTTAGCTAAAGCATATCACGCTAACAATTTTGCAAATGGTGCCATTCTTGATAGCTTTAATATTAGTAGTAAAACGGAACGTGATACTGGTTCCATGTACGGTAACTTTACTAATAATATGAGCAGTGCAAATTTTATAGTAGTCGGGGGTGTTGCCGCAAACGCCCCCGGAAGTATGGCATCTACAGATAGAAATCGTGTTGTTCTTGTTAATAGTGATACTAGTGCTAGATATGCTTGTAACTCAGCATCAACTTCAAATGCTATGAGTAACGTATCATATATATCAGGGGCAGCTTTAGGAGACCTTGCATAATGGCTAGTTTACTTAAAGTAGATGCGCTACAAGGCATCACAGCGGCGGGTGACATTACTGTTACATCTGAGGGTGGGGCAGCAACGCAGTCACTTCAGCAGGGTTTGGTAAAATCATATATGGCATTAAATGGGCAAGGCACCATTTCTGTCCGTGGAAGTTTTAACGCCACCTCACTGACAGACGCAGGAACTGGTGAATATATTTACTCGTTTGTTAATCATATGCAGAACAATGAGTATGTTCCCAATACTGAACTTCAATGGGATGAAAATGACGATAACAAAGTTGCGTTTTCTTGTGTTCGTAAATCAGGCAGTGCGCTTGATACAGGGCAGACAGCAATAGGAACTGGATATGCTTATACCAGTCTATTTGACCCATTGCGTGTCTTTGGACAAGTAGTAGGAGACCTCGCATAATGGCTGGAAAAATTATAGCAGACCAAATTGAACACAGCACCGCAGGTTCTCTGGATACGCAATATGTGGTGAATGGTAGTGCGAAGGTTTGGGTTAATTTTTTAGGTGCAGGAACTGTTGCAATACGAGACAGTTACAATGCTGCATCTTTAACAGATAATGGCACAGGAAATTACACTATTACTAGCAGTTCCTCGATGGGAAATACGACTTATTCGTGTCAATCTACTGCTGGCAGAAATGCTGGTGACTTGTTAAATGCTAGTAATAATGAAGGTTCATATCCAAGAACTACATCTTCGCTTAGAACTGAGATTTGCCGCAGTAATTCTGATACGCAGTACGATGCAGGAACCGTAGAAATGGCGTGGATAGGAGACCTTGCCTAATGACCCAGACACCAGAGTTCAAAGGCACTCACCTATTTGACCGCCTATGCTGGGCTAAAGAAAACCTAGAGGGTGTGCAGTCAGACTATCGTGTAGTGTATGAAGACAGCGTTGATGAGTGCGCTAAGATACTTGTGCCTGATCCTAACTGGATGGCGTGTGCATTGCAGGGCGGCATCCTGCCACCTGTGTGGGTGTATCATGAGTTAGACAAGGACGAAGCACAGCCGGACTTCAAGAAGCACACTCGTGGTTTCTTATTGCATGAGACAGAGCCTGTTGAGGCTATGACTGAGGAAGAAGCAATCGAATATTTAATTCTCAAGGACTGTCCACAGCATGTGGTCGAGACTTGGAATGAGGGCAACCGCCCTACTATGGTTATCTGCAAAAAAGAGCAGTTACCGCAAACAAGAACGTGGCGCAATGCGTGGCGTATATCTGATGAACTAGCCGCATAGGAGAATATAATGGCTGTAAACACATACATCGTAGACAAGGACGGTAATCAGATTGACGCTTCAACTGCTACCGTTCCAGCAAATCGTGACTTCCGTGGTGCTTGGGTACTGAATGGTTCTGTCATTTCAGAAGACCTGACAAAAGCCAAAGAGATTTTTGCTGACAAGGTTCGTGAAGCTCGTAAGCCTTTGCTTGAAGCATTGGACACAGACTTTATGAAGGCGCAAGAGACAAGCGCAAGCACGACTGCCATCGTTGCAAGCAAGCAAGCATTGCGTGATGCCCCTGCTGCTGGTGACAGTGCAACAACAATGGCTGAACTCAAAGCATCGTGGCCTTC